CCCACAAACCGGCTCACCTCGATCTCACTGCCTGGCGGAGCGGTTGCGGTCGGGGCCTGATCCAGCTCCAGCAGCCGCACCTCTGCGAGCCACTGGGGCGGGGCCAAGGCGTCCTCGATCACCGCAGCGACATCGGTGACGCCTGGCAGGCTCAGCCGCATGGTGGCCTGATCGGCGCCGCTGGCCACGTTGAACCCCTCCGCATCGAACGGCAGGTAAACCCACCCGCCAGACAGGGTGATGCCTGGGTAGAAGTTTTGCCAGCGCTTGTGGGTTGTGCTGCCCTCGTACAGGCGCAGGGTCAGCCGTCTGGCGTAGCTCATCCCACCCCCAGCGCCGCACGGGACGAGGGCTGGGCGAGCTCACCCCGGAGCTGATCCACTGCCTGGCGCACCATGGCGGCGGCATCATCGAGGCTGACCCACCGTGAGCCGTCGGCCTGCTGCATCACCGGGCCGGCCTGGATGTTCACCACAGGCCGGCCGCCGCCGGGGACTGAGCCATTCAGGACGGCAACACCACGAGCCCCGCCCAGGTAGGCGGCAGAGGCGGAGGCCATCTTGCTGGCAGGGATTGCATACTCCGGCTCTCCACCATCGCCCAACTCGGCAATCGTTCGGCCGGTGACGTAGGCGCCGGTCGCAAAGCGGGGGATGTTGACTAGCGGCACCTGAGGCAGGCTAACCCGCGTCGTTGACGAAATAGCGCGAATAACGCTGTTGATGCCGCTAATCCAATCGTTGATAGTTTTGTTTATTCCAGCAAATACAGAATTAATTGCGTTGCGAATGCCTTGTAACATGCCGTTCCAGATACCCTGCACTGCGCTAGCGGCAGACGTGAAAGCCGACCGTAGCTGGCTGCCGATCATGTCGCCAATGCCCTTGAACTGCCCCAGCGCAAGAGCCGCCATTGACATGAGCACTCCGCCCCAGTCACCACGCAACGCCTTTAAGAATATACCGAATGGCGTATTTACAACGCTGTCGAATGACTGGATGATCTGATTAAAAATATCACGCGAGAAGTTAATTATAGCTTCAAAAGCGTTGATCCACATATCACCTAGGCCCGCTATTGCGTCGCCAATCTGATCCCTGAAAACATAGACCGCGACACCTGCGGCCACCAATGCGGCAATGATTCCGACCGGGCCAGTCACGATGGCCACCAGTGCAGCCAGGCCGCCAGACACAACACCACCGCCAGCAAGCAGCGCTATACCACCCTGCAGCAGAGCAAAAGCCTTGGCAGTGTTGATGATGATGCCCATCAGGGGCCCCCAGGCGATTGCGATCGCAGCGCCGTAGCCGATGGCCGCCTGCATCCCAGGATCCAGTCGGTTGAACGCATCGATCATGCCGATCAGGTTGTTGGTGACCACCTCCAGCGAGGGCATGAGGGCCACCGCCAACTTGCCGCCCAGGCCGCCTACACGCATCTGGAGCGTCTCCATCGCGTCGCTCAGCTGATCACTGGCGCGGGCTTGCGCCGTGCTCATCCCCGTGAGCCTGTTGATCGCCTCCCCGCCCTCGTTGAGCATCGGGATCAGCTGGGCACCGCCGCGGCCGAACAGCTGCTGCGCCAGGGCTGCCTTATCCACGCCATCGGCCATGGCCTGGAACCTGTTCGCCACGTCGATCAGCACATCGCCGCTGCTCCGCAGCTGCCCCCTCGAATCGCGCACGGCAATCCCCAGCTCTCGGTAGGCGTTCGCGGCCTTGCTGGTGTTGAGGCCCTCCATATCCTCGCCGCCGCCAGTGCCGCCCTTCAACGCCTCGATCCTGGCCAGGGCCTGCGCTTTCAACCCCTCGATGGTGGCGTCGGTTTCTGCCCTGATGCCAGATTTGCGCTGGTCAACAGAGGCCCGGATCTCCTGCTCCTCCTGGCTCCGCCGGTCGTCGATCGCGTCCTGCTGCTGCTGGCGCTGATCCCTGAGTGACCGCTGCAGCTCTCGCGACCGCAGCGCATAGGCGTCGCGAATCTGCCCGGTCGCCCGCTCCTCCTGATCCCGCAAGCCGTCCAACAGGTTCTGCCGCGCCTCATCCGCCAGCGTCCGGTCTGCCGTGATCGCCCGCCGCTGGGCATCAAACCGGCGTTGCGCCGCCCGTGTCTCGGCGTTCTCCTGTGCCTGAAGCTGGCGCTCCTGTTCACCCTGCAGGTCGTCGGCTCGATCGCTCAGCAGCTGCTCCTCGCGTCGGTAACGGCGCCCCAGCGCCCTCAGCCGCGCCTCGCTCTCGCGGTCCAACACCGCCAGCCTGGCGTCAGCCTGCTCACGCACGAGCTGCGTCTGAGCACGTTCCCCGCGCTGGACCACATCCACCGCCCGCCGCATCTCGTCGTCCTGGCGATCAGCAAGTGCTTTTGTCCCATCACTGGCGGCCACCATGCTGCGGCTCATCCGCTGCAGCGCCATGGCGACCGTCTGAATGTCGGTGCCGCCGAGGCGGGCCGCCTTGCTGAGCTGGCTCAGCCGCTCAACGCTGACCCCCGTCCGCTGGCTCAAATCCCACAGCCGGTCGCCAGTCTCAATAGACCGTTGCGCCAGGGCCACCAGGCCCGCCCCGCTGAGCAGCGGCACCAGTGACTGCATGGAGCCCGCCAGGCCGCCGGCTGAGCTGGCGATCCCCTCCAGCGCCCGCGTGGTGTTGGCACCAGAGCGCTGCAGGTTGCCCAGTGATCTGGCAACCCCCTCGATGGCCTCCTTGCCCTCCGCCCTGGCGATGATCCGCAGCAGGGCTGACATATCAGCCATTACGGTCAGCCTCCAGAATCGTGGCCTCGATCACCCGTAAATCCTCCAACAGCTGGCGCGGATCGTCTGCTGGGTACAGGCTAAACAGCCACTCCAGCACCCTGTAGTCGAGGCCCTCGCGGCCGTTCAGGCCGATTCGCCATTGCGTCTCCATCCGCAGGAACATCAGCAGGGCCGGCCAGTTCTCCGGCCAGACCCAGCAGTCTTGATCGGCTAGCAGTTCGGCTGGCAGCTCAATGCCATGCGCCGCAGCATCATCCGCCAGCCTGTTGCGGCCACCGCTTAGCCAATGCCTCGCGGCTTCTTGGAGGTTTGCTTTTTTGCGGTATCGGCATTCTTGCTTTGAATCCAGGCATTGACAATAGCGGTGGCCACGCCTTCACTTTTCAAGAACTCTTCTTTAGTTGAAGCTGTAAATGGAATGTCTTCGCCGTTTACGGTTATTTCTTCCCATCCTACTAGGATTTCATCTGCAACATAGAAGTAGGTGTACTCAGCAACATCTTCATCAGGCTTTTGGCCGTGTTTAATTTGCGTGTATCGCCTTATGGATTTTTCGGAAATTTCATCAATTCGATCCTGAGGAAGCCTTGCAATGTAAGCTATAAAAGATTCAGATTCTTGCAATCCGTTGTCGGCTGACGTTGAACAAGTAACAGGCAACTTGTAATAGGGCTTCTTGTCTAGCTTGAATGCCATGGTTGTGTTGAGGGTAAAGGCAGTCTAGGTGCTCCAGGCCTGGCGGAACCAGCCGCTATCAGGTGGGGCGATGATCAGTGGCAGAGGGGAGAGTGCTGATATAGATTGCCCGAAGTCAATGTACAAAAATGGCTTAGCCCCTGTGGTTCCGTTTGCATAGATCAAGGCGTGCCTTGCGGTTAGCGTTGTCCCCGATGGAGGAAACCAAATTACAGGGTTGCTTTTAAAAGCAATGCCAGTGGTGTTGTATGGGGCAAAAGTTACAGCGTCAAGAGTTTTCGCGTTTTGCGTATAACCTGCTCCTGTGGCGACTTGAGTAGCGCCAGTCTCTGCTGCTGATTTGGTGGTGTGGGTTCCGTTGAATGTAAAGCTTGTGTATAAATTAACCCTGAAATCTGGCGCAGCAGATAACCGCCAAGTGCCGGCCCACGCCTCAGCTATGACGTGATCGTATCGATAAGCGGTAAAAACTGTCATCAGGTGAAGACGAGTGTGAGTTCATCATTCCCTGCCGTGCTTGGAACCAGTCCTACAGGGACGTCTATCATCGTAATGTTGTCCATGTCCGTATAAGTGGGTGCCCCAAAGTTGCAGCGTGCGGTTACTGTGCAGCTGCCGCCAGCGCTGTCAGCATGGCTAAAGCTAACCGTGCCGATAGCACTGGTGGTTGCAGCCGTGAAAGCGTTGTAGGCTGACAGGGATGGCGATTCAATCACGATCTTGCCGTTAGCCTGGCGGTCGTTAATTCGGACTTGCTTGGTACAGCCAACCAGCTCCCTATAGGTAGTGCTATTGTTTAGATTGAAGTCAAACTCACTTAAGCAAGCGCCATTCCAACCATTAACCAGTAAATTAGTAGTATTTACATTGCTGACATGCAGTGGGTCAACGTGGTTCCCGAACGTCGCGGAGGGTAGCGCTGCATCCGTTGGCGCCGCATAAATGCCGGTCATGTTAAACATGACACGGAAGAACTCGCCCACCTTGCCCATAAGCTGAGCCGAACCTCTGCAGCCTGTTGCTAGGTGTCTTTGTCCGTCCATAAAGCCAACCATGGTTAGACCGGCGATGTCGGCATTATCTGTTTTCAGGTTATACGTGACACTGGTGCTTGCTACCACAGTCTCACCAAACCCACAAGCTTGCAACAACCTGCCCCATTTAGGCGCCGTGCCGGCTACTCCACTACCAGCAACATCAACCGAGAAGCTAAATTGAACTTTTGGGTTGATCAGAGACTTTCGCCGCGTACCAAAGTGCGGCTGCAGCGTTGTGCGCTCCAGCTCATCCGCATCCAGCGGAGTGATCTGAAGATCATCGTTCACCATGATGGCAGCCGTGCCGCCAGGATTGGCACTGGTCCCGTAGGGGCTTTCAATGGCTGCCATCAGCGCACGTTTGTTGTACTGTCCCATTCCGCTCTAGGTGTGTTGGTATCAGGCTAGGGATTCTGGGGCTGTTCGATATTGAACAATCCAGTCCTGAATAGTCCAGCAGCTGGTCAGATCGCCTTTCTCCAGCTGCCAATCAGTTGGCCCTGGCGTGATGCCCACGGCCAGCCCACCGATGGTGCGGTCGGCCATCAGGGTGGCATGGATGGCCGCCAGGATCGGATCTGCCAGTTGATCGGGGACTGCCCCCCTGGTGTTCACCGCAACCTGAATGGTCAGGGTGTTGTCGACCCGGCAGGTGCTGACCTGGGGAGTCGAAGGGACATTGCGAGCTGGCACCGTGACCGTTGCCGGAGCCTCGGCCCGGATGATCGCCTCGGCGCGGCTGCGCCAGTGGCTCGCGCCTGGCACAGTGGCGACCTTGGCAGCTACGGCGGCGACGATTTGTTCGCGCTTGGTGTAGGTCATTCAGGGCTGTACGGAGTCCGATTGCTGTAGATCATGCCGAGACCGCCGCCTGAATCTGTGCTCCGGTGGTGTCCACCGTGGCCACATTCGATAGCCTGCCGGATGCAAACTGGCCCATGGCTGTTACCACGTTGGCCTGTGTCAGTACAGCAGTCCCCACAGTGTTGTCCACAGCAACACCGAGCGCTACGTTTGCCGCCGACGGAACAGCCATTGTTCCCGTCAGCTCCGATGTTGGCCCGTAGACAATTTGACTACGAACGTTATTTGTAGCGGGATAGCCTCCTGCGGGAAGATTTTCAGCCGAATACAAAGTGCGAGTTGCACCCGATACCGACAACACATTAAATGATGTTGGCGGCGCATCGGCGGGAGCTCGCCAGGTGAGAGCGGCTACAGCTACTACGCCATTAGACGCAACCAGCATAGGCCCGGTCAGCCGTGTGCTTTGAGCGACAACGCCTGCGGCAATAGCCGGTTGGGCTGTGCTAGGGGTAAGAGCGCCGTTGATTGTTACAGATCCAGCTGTGCTGCTATTGGAAAATGCAGCTGCGGAAGCACTGGCTGTAGCGCCGCCAGTGGTTGTCCAGCTCCCGGAAAAAGAAGCATTAACAAGTAGGCCAAACGTCTGGCCTACGGTACCACCTAGGAGCGTTCCGACATGATTGATGACACAGTTAGCAGAGCCATTCAACGAGATCCCCGGTATACTCGCGGAAGTGCCCCCGGTAAAGTTGCCGGTGACGTTTAGCGTGCCGGCAAAAGCAGCATTTATCGTTAAGCTTGCATTAACGCCACCCGTGTAATTTCCGGTAAAATTGATCGTACCCGCTCCTGTGAGGGATATTGCGGTCGTCGAACTGGCTGGCGTCGCAGATTGCGATGCTGTCAACGTCGCAGATTGTCCAGGGCTAAGGTTAATGCTTAGAACGCTTGTGGCCGTGGCGCCTTGCACGACACCATTAGCATTTGTGCAGGTGAGATTTGCGCCATTGACGAGAGTAAAACTACCGCCGGCAACAATGCCGGATCCGCTGGCGTTGCTGATCGCCTGCGCAATTCTGAAGTCGCTGATCGGAATCGTGTTCCCGTTAGCATATGCAATATCTCCCGGGCCTGGAACAACACCGCCAACCCATGTGGAGCTCAGGGAATAATCTGTAGACGCAGCACCTCTAATGTCAGGCATTAGACTACCTCCGAAAGGTACGCTTGACCGGCCGCCTCAATGGCGTTCAAGAATCTAGCCAGCTTAGGATCGTTTTTCGAGGCCTCGACGGCATCTCCCCAGATTAAAACCCGTTGTCCTGCCGGCAGCATCTGAATATCGTCGCCTTCCTGATACGGGGTCAATGTAACAGCCAGTGATACGGCTATTACTGGGCCCTCGGCCCTGGCCTGCAGCGACAGCGATGGTGCCAGTAACGGCCATTGCGACCCATCTGGGCCATCCGGTTGCGGGTTCTGAATAGCCATGGGGTCAGGGGTAGGTGTGAGTGGTTCGGCCTGTCCAGGTGACAGCCGTGATAGTGCTGCTGCCGGTCTGGACTCCGGCAGCACTGAACTGGGTCCTGGTGATTGACCACACGGCCGCAGCCTCGCCGGAACCAGCCGGGGCCGTGCCGACGTAGATGGTGTTCGCGGTGGAAGTGGAGTCGATGCGGACAGCGCTGGAGGCTCCGCCAGAGCCGCCCGGCAGGTTGGTCAGCTGGGAACCGTCAACCGCTGGGAGGCGTGCGCTGCCATCCAGGGCCACCACATTCCCGGCCGTCGTGCCGGTGTCCGTGGTTGCCGCCGTCCCCAGCTCCAGCACCGTCCGCCCTGCCGCTGGGCTTGCAGCCCCCGCCAGGGATCGCCCCGTGGCCCCACTGATCGACTGCCACCATGCCGCCGCCGCCTGCCAGACGCGCTCCACCGTCCAGGCCCGTCGCGTCGTCTCGGTGCCGGCCTGCGCCGCGGCCTGCGTGACCGTGGCGGCTGACCACTCGCGGGCATCGGTCAGGCGGCTGTCAGTTGGCTGGATCGCCGTTGCCGCCAGTCCTGCCGCCGCGTCCCAGCTGGCCTGACTAGCTGTGGTGGGCAGGCTGTAGCCGGTGGCGAACGACAGCGTGATGGAGGCGGTTCCCGATCCACCGACGCTGAACCCGGTCGGGGCTGAGAACGCGGGATAGCCGCCTGGGCCAGTGGCGCCAGCCGCGGCGATCGTGGTGTCGGTAATGGTCAGGTTGGCGCCGAGCGCCAGGTACCGCAAGCGGTTGGCTGAGTGATCCCAGAACAACAGTCGATCGGCGCTTTCCCCTGGGTCGTCAGCGGTCAACTGCTGCCCCGTCAGCCCCAGCACATCGGCCACGGTGGCGCCGAGGGTTACGGAGGTGTGATCGGCCGCCGCCAGGTGAGCAGTGATGGCAGCTGCTGCGGTGCCGGTGGCGTCGGCGCCAACATCACCAGCCGTCAGGGTTCGATTGCCCCACGACGTGGTCAGCGACGACCGCCACAGGACCTGGGGGCCTGTTAC